TTCATGCTGAAGAGTGCATTGATTGTGGTGCGTGTGAACCTGAGTGTCCCGTGGATGCTATTCGTATTGATGATGAAGCCGAAGAGAAGTGGCTTGAAATTAATGCTAAGTTATCAGAGGTGCATGAGTGACAAACTATGATTGGATTTGCTCCGACTGTGAAGTTATTTGGGAGCAGGATCATCCCCTAGGGGAAGCCCCTAAGCAAACGGAATGCCCTGAGTGTGGAGAACTAAGAAGTAGGAATTGGGGGTCTGTCACTACCTTTGCGATGAAGGGAGATTGTCATACTAACAGAGTTCGAATGAGAAATTCCTACGAAAAAGGTTGGGATAAAGATACCGCTGAGGATTTTTATGATGCTTCTATTAAATCGAGCAAGAATGCAATGGCAACTGGGTGGAAGCATTATTCTAAGATGACCCCAAATATTGATAAAATGCATAAGGCAGGGGCTGTTAGAAGAAAATCAGACCGAGAAGCAGCAAAATCTAGAGAAACTGCGAAGAAAATGACTGAGACGGTGTATAATGATGTGGGCATAGAGATCAAAGACACATTATATAAGCCTCAGTAACAATGAAATACGATTTTAGCGATAATATTCAACGAGGAATCCTCTTCCTCTCAAAGTACAGCAAAGACTTCTATCTTCAGATTGCTTCTTTAGTTAAGCCTGAATACTTTGAATTCCCTGTCCATGCTAATTTTTATCGGGCCATCAGTAGCTACTATGGTGAGTATCGGGATATCCCAAAGGATCTCCACTTACTAGAGTGCATTAAAGAAGAGAAGGGTCCCTCTGAGGATCTCTCTGATTATGATGACGAGCTTCATCGTATTAATACTATGGATGCCTCATGCATTGGGCATACAGACTTCTTCTTAGATATCATTGAGAAGTTTGCCCGTCGATCTGCAATGAAGGATGCTATCACTAATAGCATTGGCCTGTTGAAGGATGATCGCATGGGGGAGATTGAGACTCTTGTTCGAGATGCACTTTGCATTAACAGGAATGTTGATCTAGGACAAACTTACTTTAATGATGTCCTAGAAAGGTTCGAGAGAAGTCTTCAAGACACCACAGGAAACAGGTTCGCTACGGTGTTTGATTCTCTAAGCAGAGAACTTGATGGGGGTCTTAGTGCAAAAGAGTTGGCTATGGTTGTGGCTCCTCCTGGGGTGGGCAAAAGCTTGTACCTTGTAAACCAAGGGGTTAAGGCGCTCATGGAGAACAAGAAGGTATTGTATATCTCCTTGGAAATGAGTGAAGATAAGATCGCACAGAGATTTGATTCTGTAATGACCTTGATTGCACAAAAGGAACTAAAGCAAAGCCTCGGTCTTCTACAAAAGAGATTGGGCCTATTTAATGAGAAGTTCCCTAATGGTCAGTTGATGATTAAAGAGTTTCCTACGGGATTAGCTAACATTAATGATGTTCGCTCCTTACTGGTTCAGCTAAACAACTATGAGGAGTTTTCTCCTGATGTCATTTTAATTGATTACCTTGAGCTTCTTAGGCCTACCAGAGATGGGTTAGCCGAGTACCAAGCTCAACAGCGCATCTCAGAGGAGCTTAGAGGCTTGGCTGTTGAGTCTAATGTTTTAGTCTGGACTGCCACTCAGACCAACAGGCAGGGCCGCGCAGTTAAACTAATTACGGACTCTGAGCTTGCCGATGCTTATGGTAAAATCAGAACCTGTGATTACGCAATCTCCTTGAACCAAAGCGAGGAGGAGTTCGATGAGGGGCAAATGCGATGTTATGTTATGAAGTCTCGAAACGGAAAACAGAGGTTTGTGGTCCCTCTATCTATAGATTACAGTACCTTAACCATGAGTGAGTGTGATCCCTATGAAACAGCAGAGTAATCATATATACGAAACCATAAAGGCTAATCCTGATCTTCAAACAGTTGATGTAGGGTGGGCTACCTTTAAAATTGTATTCAAGAAAGGCCTAAAGTCAGGTTCTCAGAACTGCTGGGGGACCTGTGATTTTGATACCTACGAAATTCACCTAGAGGAGAAGATTGATGATTCTCCTGCACGGGAAACTCTTTTTCATGAAATTTGCCATGGGTATTTAGAGCTTTGTGGCATGGGAGGAGAGGGAGAAGGAGAAGATGAAGAATATGTGTACGCTTCTAACGAGCGTGTGACTATAACAGTATCCCGAGCAATCCTGATGTTTGCTCGGCTAAACCCAGAACTAGCAAAGGAGCTATTATGCCTAAAGTAGATATTAATGAGATTGTTGACAATCTAGATATGGCTACATACAATGAGATTTGTGATAATATTACGAAGATTGACAGAACAAATATGGATGTGGAGCTTTCTCGCCACGCCAGTCATTATTCGTACTATTCCGCTATGCAGGATCTATGCAAAAAGAGACTGGATGACAAAAACCTTGACCTTACCATGTACATGGCTAGGACTCGAAAAGAGAAGACTGAAGAGGGCAGAACCCTTACAAAAAAACCTACGGCAAAAGATCTTGATGATTACGTCCTATCTCAACAGGAGTACGGGGCCATCTGCCGAGAGGTTAACGAGTTAACTTTGAAGTATAATATGCTGAGAAGTTTAGTTCAATCTTTAGGACAGAAGAAGGATCTGCTCGTTCAACTGTCTGCCAATATGAGAGCAGAAAAAAACATTTACAGTTAACAAAACAGGCCCAGTCGGCCTATTATAACATAACCGCTTAACAAACTATAAGGAGTTTACAATGGCTATTGATTTAGATAAAATTAAGGAAATCCACGCTAACCTTTCTGGTAAAGGCACTGCTGGTGGAGGGATGTCTGATACGTTCCTCAAGATCGAGGATGGTACAAACTCAGTTCGTATCCTTCCTCCCAAGGAAGATGATGGAGACTTTTATGCAATGACTAAGTTGCATAGGGTTCCTCAGCAGGATGGCACGGTGAAGAATATTCATTGCCGTCAAGTTCATGGGGAGCAATGCCCCATCTGTAATCTTTACTACTCGCTCTGGAAAGAGCCTACTAAGGATGAAGCTCTGGCTCGCCAGATTAAAGGAAGAGATCGCTACTACATGAATGTGGTGGATCGTGAAACAGGTGATGTGAAGATCCTTTCGGTAGGAATCATCTTGTTTAAGAAAATTATTGCCGCAATGGTAGACCCTGATTATGGGGACATTACCGATGTGGAGGAAGGTCATGATTTCAAGATCGTTAAGATCATGGAGGGACAATGGCCTAAGTATGACCAGTCTGCACCCCGTCCTAAATCTACCCCTGCGGGTAGTGGGAAAGAGGTAGCAGGGTGGATGGAATCTCTACATGATATCCAGTCTCTTGTGAAACTGGAAGATTATGAAGAGCTTAAGCAGACTGCTGAAAGCATCAACCCCTTTGCAGCGGTTGAAAGGTCTGCTGATGACATTCGCCACACTACTACCGAGGTGGGCGATGATGATTATATGGAGAGACTACAATCATGAAAAATATTACTAAGTCTATCGCAATTGCGGTGTTTCTTGGAGTGGGTCTGATGTCCTGCTCTATGGTTGAGGGTTTTATGGGTGAGGGCACAACTGCTTCACCTGGAGGATTCCTTGATACTTTGTGGACCTTGCTAAAAGGATTCATTCCCAGCCTAGCAGCATGGGAAGGTGGGTGTTCTATTTTTAGTCCTCGAAAGAGGCAGCACTATTCTAACATGGTCATGGCAATTGTACCTATGAACAAGAACATGGAGTTTGGAGATGCCATTAAATCTCTTGGCTCTGGTCTTGGAATTGCTCACTCCTCTGATGCCTCAAAAGCGGCTAATGATGAGGAAGTGGCAATCGCAAAGGTTGAAGCGGTAAAACCTGCAAAAAAAGCGTAAAAAACAAAAAGCAGGATCTATAATATGGGGAGCTAAATAGCTCCCCATATTTTTTATACATGGATAAATTAAAGATACTAGTTGTTCCCGCAAATGATGGCGGTTGTGCTTATTATAGAGCTTGGGCTCCTTTCGCTAAGTTAGGAGAGCAGTTTCCTGATCACGTTGAAGTTCGATTTGATAAGAACCCTTTAGGTTTTGATCTTAGTTCTAACACTTGGGACGATGATTTTGATCACGCTAACATGCAATGGGCTGATATTGTGATGACTCAAAATATATGTAATTTTGGGGGTCCCTATACTGCACGTATTATTGGAAAAGCCAAAGAGTTTGGTAAGTTTGTTCATTATGATACTGATGATTTGCTTACGGAACTTTACGAGGGCCACAGACTAAAACAAGTTTACGAGGACAAAGGCTTATCTGAGATTACCAAGTTCATTTACAGCCACTCAAATCTTGTAACTGTAACGCAAAGAAAGTTTGCAGAGAGGGTTAAGGAGTTTTGTGGAGGTGTACTAGCTGTTGTAAAGAATGCAATTGATTACGAGCTTCCTTGCTGGAATGCTCCTAAGGTTCCACCTAGAAACAAGAAGGTTGTTCGCATTGGGTGGGCAGGGGGCATTCACCATGAGGAAGACGTAAAGGAATTCGCTGGCGTTCCTCATATGGTCAACCAGCGAGTAGGGCGAGAGAATGTAGAGTGGCACTTCTTTGGAAAGCCCCCTGTCAATCCTGCTGACCCAAAAACTGATGATAAGTGGCAACTAGATGTTTGGGACAATTATAAAAATATTCTTTTGCGTGGGTTTAGGGGACATAAAAACTGGTTTATTCACGATGCTCTACCTTCTGATGATTACGGAAGATTGTTTACAATAATTGACATAGCTATTGCCCCACTTCAGATGAATGCGTTCAATGATTCAAAGTCTGAAATTAAGGTAGCCGAGTGTGGCCGCTACAAAGTCCCCCTTATTGCTTCTAATGTGGGATGTTATGACGAGACTATAATTAATGGAAAAACTGGTTATTTGCTTGACCCTACAGCGTCAAAAGCAGAGTGGACAAAGGTATTGACCAGGGTAATTAAGGAGAAAGTTCTTCGTCGAAAAATGGGCGAAAACCTAAACGATATTACTGAGGAGCATTTTGATTTAAACAAAGTAGCCAAACAAAGACTTAGGCTTTATAGAGATTGCTTTGAGTTAACTGGGCGCACTGATCTCTTGGAGAAATTAAAGCCCCTCGATATATGATATATCAATGTTACTTTCAAAAAGCTCAAAAGCCAACACTTTTTAGCTATGAGCCGTACAAAGGTTTTGGTCTAGAGGTTAGCGTCAATAAGAAATTATTTTTGAATTGTCCTGAACTCTCCGAGCATACAGCTAGAACACAGTTAACAGAGTACGCTGCTTTTTTGTGGCATTGGAGAAATGATTATTTAAATCCCGATGATTGGATTGGTTTTACTTCCTATAGACAATTAGATAAGTTTAAGCATATTTTTGAAACCAAGGATCAAGTCACCGAATTACTTAAAGACAATAAAGTCGTGGGGTGGGGACAGTATCAACTTCATGGGAAAGACGGTAGAGACATACCTCTTTCGGAGCAAGCCACTATTTGTCACCCAGGACTCAATGAGTACATAGAAGACGTTTTTAGCAGGTTTGGACATACTGTTCCACCTGAGTGGTACACAAAAAATACAGCGTTTTTTGCAAACTACTGGGCAATGCCTGTAGAGCTATTTTCTGATTTTATGGAGTTCTCTTGGCCTATGGTTGAGTGGTCATTAGATAATATTACTGACAGCGAGTTTTATAAAAATCAACCCGAGTACGGAACAGTAAGCAATGATAAAGCTATTGGTTACTTCATGGAAAGACTATTCATTTTATGGTATTTGAGTCGTAATCTTTCTCCGTATAACCCTTCTAAACCTCAAGCTTTATATCACAACGGATGAATACTTACTGCACGTTATCAGACATTAATTACTTAGATCGAGGCTTGGCTTTATACCAATCCTTACTTGATGAGAGCAAAGATAGCTTTGAACTACACTACCTTTGTTTAGATGAGCAATCGTACAAAAAATTAATTCAACTGAGTCTACCTCAGATTGTAATTCATCATGTTGATGAGTTAGAAACTAGACAAGACTTGCAAGAGGCTAAAAACGATAGAGATAGAAAGCAATACATATTTACATTAGCTTCGTACTTTAGTGATTTTCTGCTAAACACCATTCAATGCGAGCATGTTCTTTATATCGACGCAGACATTTACTTTTACGAAGACCCAGCTTTAATTGGTGAAGCTTGTTTGGATAAGCATTGCGGGATTATGCTCCACAGACATAATTTCATAGGGCATAGAGATGGTGGTTTTAATGTAGGTGTAGTATGGTTTAATAACTCCAGTAAAGGTCGAGAGGTTTTAGATTGGTGGAAGAATGCCGTATTAAAAAGAGAGCCTAAAGAGCTTTCTATCATGGGTGACCAGAAGTACCTAGAAGCCTTTATTCCTATGTTTGGAGAGGATGCTATTAAAGTTTTGGATGAGGATATAGGACATGGAGCGCCTTGGAATTTTAGGCTTTATGTTTATGACCACTACATCGAAGACAACATTATAGGGTGGGGCGATAAAAAACAAAAGCTAGTATTTAATCACTTCTCTCAATTTAAATATTCTACGGAGCCTCGCCCAGAGATTAGCCCAGATAATGATGTTTACGGGCATCTCACTTTAAGGGGTTCCGTATTTTTAATCCCTGAAGTTCAGAAAATGTATATGGATTATTATAACAAGTTAGTGGAGGTAAATAAAAAATGGCTTTAAAGATTGCGTTTGGTATGATTGTCTTTGAGGGCGATTATGTTCTTAAAGAGGCTTTGGAGTCTGTGTATCCTTACGCAGAACAGATCCTTATTGCAGAGGGTCCCGTTAAGTTTTGGCAAGATAGAGGTAGGACTACTTCTATGGATAAGACTAATGATATCCTAAATAACTTCCCAGATCCAGACAATAAGATTAGTATAGTTCATGGTCAATTCAAAGAAAAGGATGAGCAATGCAGAGCTTATATGCCTTACCTAAAAGACGATATAGATTATATCTGGAACTTAGATTCTGATGAAGTATTTAAGGGGGAGGATATCCAGAAACTAGTTCAAATTTTAGAGGAGAAAAAGTACACTTCTGTAGGCGTGAGAAGCTGCTCCTTTTACGGTGGGTTCGACCATAGCATTGGTGGTTTCGAGCTATTACGCGACAATTTTTTGCGTATTTTCAAGATATATCCTGGCGCAAATTGGTTAACCCACAGACCCCCTACGATACAACCCAAAGAGGGAACTACTACACTACCAGAGAAACATTTAGATAGCGATACTTTATGGGATAAGCACGGTATTCAAATGTATCACTATTCTTACGTTTTTCCAACACAGGTTAAAAATAAACTGGAATACTACAAAGCCAAAGTGAGTATGCATAACTGTCATCCTAATTATTTTAATGAGATTTACTTGCCTTGGGTCGCAGGTAATAAAAGCGTAGAGGTAGATTGGAACGGAGTTCATGAGTTTAAACCTCACATTAGACCTCACTCCTTTACAGAAGAGTTTAAAGGAGAACACCCAACAGCAATTAAAAACAATATGTCTGAATTAAAGAGGAGG